CACTTGCGACAACGAACACACGGCGGCGTCGTTGGGCCACTCCGAAATATTGGGCGTCCAGGGTCCGCCAAGCGACTGAGCGCCGGGGTCCATACACAGCACCAGCGTTCGCCCATTTTTGCCCTGGCGGTTGAAGTGGCTCATCTTCTCCGGCAAGCCCAGCCAGAAAGCACCCGAACGCGTTGTCTTTGGTGCTGAGGACGCCGGGGACGTTTTCCCAGAAGACGATGCACTCGTCATCACCGCGTCCAGCTCGAACATGGTCAATTGCATTTGCGATCTCCACAAATTTGAGGGTGAGGTTTCCGCGTGCGTCAGCCAGTGACTCGCGCAGGCCTGCCACGCTGAAGGCTTGGCATGGAGTGCCACCGCACAGCACATCAGGTGCCGGCACTTCGCCGGTCAAGATGGCGCGGGCGATCTTGGTCATGTCGCCCAGGTTGGGAACGCTGGGGTAGTGGTGTGCCAGGAGTGCGCTGGCGAACTTGTCAATCTCGGCCAGCCAGGCGGCGCGCCAGCCAAGGCCGTGCCAAGCTACCGTCGCGGCTTCGATCCCGCTGCATACGCTGCCAAATTGCATTGAAGTTCCTGAAACGAAAGAGCCCGCGTGGTGCGGGCTCGGTGTTGGGTTGGTGAATGGCGATCAGTCGTCTTCCAGCGTATGGCGCGTTACCCTTGGGAACGGGTTGTGCGCTGTCGGCGTTCCACTCGGCGCTGGCAGCTCCGGCGCCGCCTCGGCACCAGTTCCAAGGAATTGCGACTTGTCCGCCCCCGTCACCTTTAGGAAGTCCACCTCGACCTTTGCACTGTCTACCAGCACGCTCGCCACCTGGGCCACGGCGCGGGCTCTGTCTGGCTCCATTGGGCTGTCTCGGTCACGCAGCGCGGCAAGCGTTTGCATCAGGTGGTCACGCAACTGGTTGATGTGTGGTGCGGTCATTGGCTTTGCTCCTGCGCTTCTCGCGCTATGCGGTTGACTTGGCGGGTTATGGCGCCCTTGAGCTGGACGAGCTTCGCCAACTCCGGTGATCGGTTTCGCGGGTGATTGCGTTGTGCGTTCTCGGCGCGCGTGATGCATTCCAGGCGATCCACGGTGATCAACTCAAGCTTTGCCGTGCGCATTCCCGGCCGAAACACCACGATGTGCCCATTGGGTATAGGGCCGCACTGGGCCTCCCACACCAAGCGGTACACCGGCGCCCAGCGGCGCGCGGGTGCTATGGATTGGTCATCAGTGACCTTGCACTCAAGGTGCCCATCGGCGTTGACGCGATAGCTTCCGACCGGCACGTAGTTCCTGCTTTCCTCGGGCTTCCGGCCCTTCTTGAACTGAGTGCGTCGGCAGTTCGCGTGAAGGCCGGTGCTGCCTTTTTTGCCTTTGTTCCATGGCTCGGAGCCTGGCTTGATTTGGGTGGCAACCATGCGCGGGTCTGTGCGCCCACGTAGGATGCGGCCTGATGTGGCGCCTTCTTGAAAGGCGGCGCTTTTACCGATCCCCAGTTCGTTTGCCTTCCTGTATACGGAGCCTGTATCACGGCCCACTACCAGAGCCACCGAAGCAGCTGTGTGATCCGGGTAAAGCTCGCGCAAAAGTTTGAGCTGGTGCGGCGTCCAGGCAGTTCGCATGGGTGGTTCTCCGGAAAAGATAGAGCCCGCTACGTGCGGGCTGTTGGATGTGTTCTGCGATCCAGCGGAACGAGGCCAGAAAGCCATGTGGCTTCGACCCCGCGCCGTCTGTGGCGCTCAACCGCGAGGCGGGTGCGGTTGCGCTGGTAGTAGTCGCGCCGCCCCTGGGCCACGTCGAAGACCGGGCGCGGAGCATCCGGGCCTGGGCTGGCTGAGTAGATCGGCGTCTCGCGCCCGCTGACGCCCACCTGCGGCCGGTAGCGCACGATGCGGAAGTACCGGCCTGGGTGGTTCTTTCTGGCCGTGGTCATGCAGGTGTTGATCCGGTTTCGAGCCATGCCCAGGTGCTCTGCGATCTCCGGCACGCTCATGGGGCCGCACTCTTTCAGCGCGGCGGTGATGGCGTCGCGGGTTGCTGGAGGATTTGGCATGGTCAGTGCCCGCAGGGAAGGGCACCGCCCACGGGCGTGCCGTCCTGGTTGACGGGATGGCGGGCGCCGCAGCCCAGGCAGGTGCGGTGCTCGGGCTTCGGCTGCTGGATGGCGAACGGCCAGCGCTGGGGTTGTTGCAGCTCGGCAGATTTCAGATGTGCGTCCATGTCTCTCTGCTCATGATCTTTTCGATGCTGCGCTCGTGCACACCGAACTGGCGGGCGAGCGCGGCGTTGGATAGGTTTTCGCGGATGTGCTTGAGCAAGCTCTCGCGCTGCCGCTTGGCTGATCGGATGGCCACAACGTCCAGATCCATCAGCTTCGATTGCGGGAGGTCTTGGCCGCGCGCGCAGAACTCGGTCCTGCGCTGCTCCCATTCGTCCCGGTGTAGGCCGTGCTTGGAGCCTCTGGCCATGGCCTCACGCAGCCTCTGTTTCCAGCGCGTCAAACAGCGATGGCATGCTCACCTGGCGCTCAGCTGATCGGAGGTAGTGCACCTGGTCCATGAAGTACCCGGCGTTGAGTTCCGATCCGCCGCCGCGCCGTCCCTTGAGGATCGCGCGGTAGGGAACGGTTCCTAGGCCGCAGAAGGGGTCGTACACCAGCTCGCCTGGATTGCTGTAGCGCTCGATCAGCCGGTCAACGATGTCGAATTGCAGTGGGCAGACATGCTTCTCCACCGCGCGCCGGGACTGGTCGCTGTTCAAGGTCAGCATGCGTGTCACGTCATGCCACACGTCCGGGTGGTGGCTCCCTGGAGCCAGGCTCATGAAGGTGGACGGCAGCGCGCCCCGGGCTTCCAGTTCTTCGCCGATCCGGATGTGGAACTCATAGTCGTAGACCTGCTGCAGGCTGTATTGGGTGAACAGGCTGGCCAGCTTGTCAGGCCCAAGGCCTGCGAGTTCTTCGGCCGTGATCTGCCGGTTGCCGCTCGATCGCCAGAAGGCATGCGCATCCACCTGCCAGTGGGCGCGCGTGTATTCCTCTTTGGACTTCTTCACCGGAACATCGGCGTAGCCCTTCGATCGGTCGGTCTGCGGCTTCCGGAACAGAACCACGTATTCAGGTGAGCCAACACCCATTTTTGTGCCGTCCTTGCACTGCTCGCTCCAGCCCAAGCGGTATGTCTGGTTGTTCTCCCGGACCACATCAGTCACCACCGTGATCAGCCCCATATAGTCAAAGCCGTGTTTGCGACCGTGCATGATGGCTTCGCAGTGGAATGGGCTCACCGTGGGCGCTCCGGCGCCGGTCACATTGCCGAACAGGATCCGGTCCTTGACGTGGCAGGCGTAGATGCGACCTGGCTTGAGGATGCGCAGCAGTTCAGGGGTCAGGTGATCCATCTGCGCCCAGAAGTGATCGTTGTTCTCGGTGTGGCCGAAGTCGTTGTAACTGGGGCTGTACTCGTAGTGATTGGCGAACGGGATGGACGTGACGATCAGGTCCACATGGTTCTCTGGTTGAACCTTCGCCTCCTCCACGCAGTCATTGTTGGCAACCGTGAAGAGATCGCCCTTGACCTCAATGCGATCGACGCCGATGGAGCGTGCCAGCGTTTCCTGCATGGCCAGCTGGTTGAGGCCGTATTGCTTGATGATTGCGGTCATGTTCTGAACCATTTCCTCGTGTTGCACCCACTTCGCTTGCAGGGTGCGCAGGACTTCGCGCTCGGCCTCGCTGTAAACGATGTCGATGCGCACGGCGTGCGGCTGTTGAAACCGCTGTACGCGGTGGATGGCCTGAATGAAGTCGTTGAACTTGAAGCCGATGCCCGCGAAGATCTCGCGGTGGCAGTGGCGCTGGAAGTTGCAGCCGCTGCCAGCAATCACCGGCTTGGTGGACAGCAGGCGGAACTTGCCTTCCCCGAAGTCGCGGATGCGGTCCTCACGCATGTCCAGGTCCTGGCTCCCCCAGACGCTGACTGCATCCGGCAAGGCCTGCTGCAGGGCGTGACGCTCGGCCTCCAGGTCATGCCAGATGACGAAGTGATCGGCTGGGGCGCTGATCACGATTTCCGCCACTTTGGCCACGCGGGCGGGCATGCTGTCGCGTTTTTCTGTGGCGGCCGCGCTCAGGCCCATTGCGGGGTCTTGGAACATCAGGCCCTGGCCATCGCGATCTGTGCCCGCCAGCGAGTAGTCGGTTGGCACCTCGTGATACACCACCTCGATAGGAGGCAGGTTGTACCCCTCATCGCTGTACCCCAGGTCGCTCGGGTACTGGATGAACACTGCCCAGCTCGACACCCACAGCCAGAACTCTTGCTCCTTGTGCGGGTACAGCGTCAGGTTTCCTGCCTTCTCGCTGTCGCGCTGGAAAAACCGGGTCAGCGCCTGGCCGGTGTCCATCACCCCAAGGAACCCTGCGTAGTGAATCAACTCCTTGAACCTGTTCGGGCTGGGTGTCGCAGTGTTGACCAGCTTGAATTCAACCGCCTCAAACAGCGGCAGGAACTCCTGATAGGTCTTGCTGCCGAAGCTGCGCAGTACGCTCGCTTCGTCCAGGCTCACCGCCTTGAACAGTGCCGGGTCCAGTTTGCCGTCGCGGATGGTTTCGTAGTTGGTGATGTAGAAGGCCTGGCCATCCACGATCTCTGCCGCCGAACGAATGAAAACCAGGGTGATACCCAACATCGCAGCGTCCCGGATCAGCTCTTGGCGCACCCCAAGTGGGCAGACGATCAGCCCAAGTCCACCTGCAGCTCCGATGATCTGTCGCAGCCACTCGCACTGCATCACAGACTTTCCAAGGCCGAACTTCGCAAAGATGGCACGGTTGCCGCCCTGCACAGCCCAGCGAACGATGTCATTCTGGAATGGGAAGAGTTTTGGGTGAATCGCGGAAGGCTCCAAGGTCACACCCTTGAAGCTGGCCAGCTTGATCTTGGCCCGGAGGAATTCGGCGTAGTCAGTCATAGGTGGTCGTAAAAAAGCCACCGCGTGGGTGGCTTGGGGTTGGGTTGCTGGGTGGGTCAGGCGGCGGCCTTGGCCTCTTCACCCTTCGCCTTTGGTGCCGGGAACTTCTTGAACGGCAGCGGCTTGATGTGCTGGCCGAAGAACGTGCCGATGGACTCGGCGCCAACGAACTTGGCGTGCAACTCGGCCGAAACGTCGGGGTAGTGGTAAACGTGGCCCGGGCCGCGCGTGAAGGTCACGGCCAGGGTGTTGGTGGCCGGGTCGTGGCCGATGGCCGCCACCTGATTGCTGGTGACAGGCGCCATGGGAATGGGCGTGTAGGGCTCGTCGGAAAAAGCGGCGGGGGCGATGCGTTTGATGTTCACGGGGATCTCCAGAATGAAAGCGGCCCGCGCGTGGCGGGCCTTGGTTGCGGGGTAGGGCGGGATCAGGCAGCAGCTTTCGCCTGCACGCCCTCGATGTGGCGCACCAGGGCGGCCAGGATCAGCGGAAAGTCGGCCTCGTGGTACAGGCATGCGCCGCGCTCGCGGGCAGCGACCTCGAATCCCAAGGCGCGCAGCCCATCCGCGCTGATGGTGAGCACGCCGCCCAGGCGTTCATTGATCGACCCCAGCTTGAGCGTCGGCGTGCCTGCGCGGTCTGCTGGCGTTGCGGCGGGCAGCGGAACCACCGCAGGCCCTGCCGCTGCCGCGCGCTGCGCAGTCCCGATCACCTGCTGCGCGTCCAGCCCGGCCACTGCCTCTGCGTGCCGTTCGCACACCAGGGTGCCCAGGTCGGTAGCCACCGCCGGATGCAGCGTTTCCGCCTTCGCTGCCTGGGTGATGGCAGCCTGCGCGGCGCGTTCGTCGGCGGCCAGCTTTTCGCGCGCCTCACGGTCGGCGCGGTCTGCTTCTTCCTTGCGGATGCGCTCGCGGTCGGCTTCCAGGCGCTGCTGCTCTGCCGTCACCCGGTTGGTGATGATGGCGGCCAAGTCATCGGGCGCCTTGAGCACCAGAGCGGCTGTATCTGGCACCACCAAGCCACTGGCCTGCAGTGCTTTGACGTTGGCGTGGATGCGGTTGGCGATCTCGCTGGCGGCGATCTTGGCGCGGGCCAGTTCGTCGTTCACGGAACTGCGCAGGCTGTCCACGGTGCGCTTGTTTCTGACCGCTGCGCCGAAGTCGGCGGGCACTGGGGGCATGTAGGCGGCTGGCATCGCGGCATTCAGCGTGGCAATGTGTTCCGCCAGCTCCTTCTGCCCGCGCTGCACCTCGGCCAGCTTTATGTCGTCTTTGCGCGCCTTGACCAGCTTTTCCAGCGCGAGGCCCTTGGCGTCGAAGGCGGCGGCGATCTCGCGCACGGTGTTGAGCGCGGTGTTGATGTCGCCCATCTGGCCCAATGCCTGCTCTATCGCCAACTCCAGCTTGTCGGCGGAGTCGCGGCAGAACCTTGCATCAGCATCGGCATCGGCAAAGTCCTGATCGCTGGCCAGCTCGGTGTTGATGGCTGCGATGTAGGCCAGTGCTGCGGGCTTGTACTGCTCCAAGTTGCAGGCCACCAGCTTGCCCTCTACGCGCATGTCGAACACCACCGGCAGGCTGGCTACGGCTTTCTTCACGGTGGGGGCGGGAGCGGCTTCGGGCGGCACCCAGGCGGCCACATCCTTTTCCAAAAGAGCCCACCCCGCCACGATCTCGGCGCGCAAGGCTGCATCTGGCGTGTACCAGCAGTGGCGAGCTTCCACCAGTTCGTCGTCGCTCCATTTTGAAGCGGTGAACAGCACACGGGTCAGGGCTTCCTCCACCAGGCACTGCTGCTCCATCTGCACGCGGTAGACCTTTGGCAGATCCGCGCCGGTGCACCCGTCCACCATCGCGGCGCGCAACTCCGCATTCAGGCTCTTGTGCTCCCAGCCTGTGTCACCCATGAGGGTCACACCGTCGAAGCTGGCGCTGTACTTGCCGTTGCTGCCCACCAGGGGCGCCAGTTCTTCACCAATGATCTTCTCTGCCAGCGGGCGGGCCAGGGCTTCGAAGTGGTGGCCAGCGTCGAAGATGCGTTGCGTGGCTGCATCCACCTCTGGGACGATCCCCGTAGCCAGCTCTGCGATCAACTGGTCCCGCGTCTTGTACGGGCTGCAGCCCAGCATGGCGGGCGCGTCGCTGGCGTTGAAGTGGTTGCGGCGGTAGGCATGCCATTCCGGGCTGCCTTGGGTGAGGTTGTGCACTTGCATGGGAATCTCCTAAAAATCCTGGTAAGGCGCTTAACTGGAAAGCGCGGATAGCTATCCTTGTGATAGCGAATTAGCCGGGGGCGAACTCGCCCAGGCGCTGCTCGTAGAGCGCATTCAGCTCGGCCTGCTGCTGGGTGTCTGGCACCTGAGAAACCAGGTCGGCCGCGAGGTGGAGTGCGTCCACGTCCTTGGCCGCGTGCAGCTTGTCGCTGACCTGGGCGAAGGTGACGGCGGGGCCGGTGTCGGCCGCAGGCGCTGCCGTTTCGCCCTTGGGCAACACGTCGGTGGCGGTTGCGTTCTTCGCCGGCTTGATTTCGCGCAGCGTTGCCTTCTGCTCTTCGGTGAAGGGCGTATTCGGGTTGCGGGATTGGGCGAACTGGATCAGGTCGTCGGGGGTCTTACGACCGCCTTCGATCACCTTCTTCCAGGCCGGAAGGTTTGCTTCGAACTGGTCGGCGGGGTAGGGCGTAGGCTCGGGCTTCACCTCGTCCACCGCTCCCATGAACTTCTCGCCTTGCTCGACCAGCTCATCTGGCGTGTAGACGCCCAGGATCACGTCGGGTGCATACAGGCGGGACCACTTCTTTTGCGCCAGGTAGGCCAGCTGCTGCTTTGGGTCATCCGCCCACTGGGTGGAATTGCGCACACGCGCTTGGGCCAGCAGCAGCTCCAAGGTGCGCGGCTCCGTCTCGCCCTTCACGGTGGCCCAAACGCGGATGCCGCACCCTTCTTCATCGGCCATGGCCCAGCCGGGCACGCGGTACTCGCCCTTTTCGCTACGCTTGATGACGAACTTGCCGATCACCTTTTCCCACGGCCCGAACCACTCGAAGTGGAATCGGTCCTTCACGGCCTTGGACGTGTTGATGACGGCAGCCACCAGTTGCCCCTCGTAGCCCAGAGTGCCGTTGACCAAGTGGGTTTTCTGAGCCACTGCAATGGGGTTCATGCCCCACTGCATGGATTGCAGCACCACGGCGAAGCAGTCGCCCTTGCTGCCGCGCAGGTGCTGCGGGATTGTGGTTTTGCCGCTGGCCATCAGGTCGGCAATGCGCTCCAGCCGGTCCAGGCTGGCGGGGTCCATCAGGAGCGAGAAGCTGCTTGCGCTGTTCACCGCCAGGGCGTTGGATTCTGTCGTCGTTACTGCATTCATGTGAACCTCAAGGAAGAAATGGTTGGTGCACCCAGACCATGAAAAGGGCCAGGGCTGCGGATATGGAAATGAGCCATGCGGCGACGGCGAGGGCGGCTTTCATGGCTGCCTCCACTGCACCCAGGCGCCGCGCACGTAGACCGCGCTGTAGGCCAGAGACAGGGCCAGCAGGCCCCAAGCGGATGACTGCACTGCGAAAACAAGCCAGAACGGCTGCCCGCAGAGGCCCACCAGAGGCGCCCAGCGCCGGGCGCGTGCGTTGTTGCCGGTGGCCATGTAGAGAGCGGCCAGCCCGAAGAAGGCGAGCGCGAGCTGGATCATTTGCGGCTCCCCCATACGTGCTTTGTGCACACCGGGCAGATCACGAACCAGAGCGCGCCGTCGCGCGGGTCAGGCGACCACTGCACCTCGGAGTGCTTGAATTCCAGCTCGCTCTTGCAGTGGCCGCAGGTTTCGTGGTGGATCTGGTCTTGCGACAGCTGGCCTTGCTTGACGACCTTCATGGCTGCACGCCCCGTGCCACCATCCCGGCAGCAGCATCTGCGCGAGCGCGGCGCTCGGGTGTCCAGAGGTCGGGCCGCTCTTGCTGCGCCTGGGCCAGCGCATCGCGCAGATTGGCGGCATCGTCGGCCTTGGACTCCCATTCGGTGGGCCCGTCCAGCAGGTGGCTCCCGCCAAGCACAAACGAGGTCAGCAGAACTGCCGCAGCGATACAGAAAAAAGCCTTGAGGTTTTCAAAGGGGGGCATCAGGGTTCTCCTTGTTCAAGTGCGTCCGGGTCCAGCTCCGCGCCAATGGCGGCAGCCTCACGCTGGCGCTGCGCTGCTGCATCGTTGTGGCGCTTCGCTTCCGCCTGGGCTGCTTGGGATGCAGCGAAGGCAAGGACGCGGGCGGTGTGGTCTTGGATGGGGTCGGTCACGCTGCACCGCCTTGCATTTCGCAGAGGTGGCGGGCTGCTGCACGCTCGATGGTTTCGGCCACCGCAGCGCGCGCTTCGCGCTCCAGCCGTGGGAAGAAATCGGCGCGCTTGGCCTCCAGCAACTCCAGGCCAGCCAGCACATCCGGGTGCAGTTCCAGGTAGTCCAATGCGGGATCGAGGAACACGTTGCGCTCGTAGCAGATGACTGCGCACATGCCACCAAGCACGCGCCCATGGAAGCCGGGCGCCCGACGCAGCAGCTTCGCCAAGTGGTTGTAGAGCGCTTGCAGGTGGGTGGGCTCGTCGGCGTCGAAATCCTGGTCCAGGGCATCCAGGTCGTCAGGGCCTTCGGTGGCCCACGGACCACCCCAGCGTGCATCAATGGCATTCAGGACGCCCAGCAGGTCATAGCCCGCGTCGATGTCGCGTGTTGAGGGTTTTGCCATCTTCACGACCACACCCCCATGTGCGCGTTGTGCTGGACCTGATCGGCCAGGGCGCGGTGGTAGCGGCTGTCGCTGACCTCTAGTGCTGCCACTTCGGCCCAGGCCTGCTTGTGCAGGCGCTGCAGCTCTTGCGGGGTGATCGGCGGTGGTGCGCCAGTGACGCGCAGCACCGGCTGCAGCAGTGTGTTGACGTTGTGCATTGCGCCTCCTGGGCGTAAAAAAGCCCGCGTGGTGCGGGCTGGCTGGTTATGCGGCTGCGGTCGGCTGCTTCGCCTTGTCGTAGGTCTTGATGCCCCACGCGATGGCGTAGCAGTTCCATAGGAAATCGAACTTGAATTCGCGGCAGTCCCACTCCCAGCAGTCCTCCATGTTGAAACCCGGTACTTCATCGCAGCGGAAGTCGCGGGCTGCGTCGTAGGCGCGAATCGAGCCGTCATCGGCAAGCGCGAGCACCTCGTCTTTCAGCGCGGCCCAGAGCGCATCCCGCTGCTCTGCAAATTGGCTCCGGTCGGCGTCGGTGGTCCATTCGTCTTCGTCTGGCTGATTGCTCTCCTTCCAGCTGTCGAAAGCCTCTTGAACGCGCTGGCGGAAAGCGTCAGCGCTGTACTCTTGGGCATCGCGCGGATTGGGAGCGCGCAGCTTTTCGTCCCAGTAGCTGGGGTTGATCGCCAACTGATCGGCTCGGCCAGTCCGGTCGTAGTGCTCCTGATCCGTGCGGAAGAACACGAACATGTCATGCAGGCGCCGGAACACGAAGGTGCCCATGTCGCCGTCAACGCACAGCGTGCCGGGCCAAGTGAGGATGTCGAACCAGTAGGCGCTCGACTCGGGGTTCTTGAATCGCAGATGGCGATTCACGCCGTCATCGCGCAGCACCTCCATCTGGTGCGCTGCCGCGTCTTTGAGAAATCGTTCCTCGGTGCATGAATACTTGCGTGCCATGGGCGCTCCAAAGAAAAAGCCCACGCGGTGGTGGGCTGGTGGGGAAGAAAAAAGCCCACCGAGGTGGGCGAACCCCTGCGCAAGGCAGGAGGGGAGGGAGAGGGTGGGCGCACCGGTTTCCCGGCTTTGGTTGCGCTTTCGCGCGGGGCGCCCGAAAAAGGTGCGGGGCTTTCACCCGCTGCGCACACGGCCAGGAACCCCCGACCCGCTCTGACACCAAAAACCAGCGGTTCGTGTCTCCGCGCTGAAACCGAGGATGCGCGCGGCCTGATGAATCTCGCCTCGGTTGATTTGGTGATGGCGCCCGGGCTACCTTCCGCATTTTTCGGGCTGCATTCCATAGGCCGCTTGTCACAGGTGCATTACCCGTCCGCCGCGCCGTCACAGGTCTGTCTGCCGCCTGAGCCTCGTGAGGTCCAGGGCTTTCGGTCATGCGGTCGCCATCGCATCAGTGCCAGCTCGTGACGCTGATGTGATGGCCCTCTTTCGAGGGCATCGCCGGTTACTCAATCCGGCTCCACTGCGGGAAGTTCTGACGGTGATTCAGGCCGGGTCTTCCGGCTAAGTTGGGGGTCATGTGTTCTCCTTCGCAGCGCTTGGCTGCCAGGTGGTTGATCGGCGCGGGAGGGGGAGAGACCGCCTCTGTTGCATCCCGCGTATGCAGGCGTTCGGCCCTGCAGTTGCCTATCCGGATTCGGTGCTAACCCACTCCCGGCTTGTGCCTGGGCCGCTTTCGCAACCGCAGGGCCAACTTTTTAAGGAACCGTTTCGTGGTGACCGCCGATCCGCTCACCCTGTGCCGCTTTGTTTGCGGCATGGGTGAATTAAAGCATTCTTTCAAATCGGAAGCAAAGCATTCTTTCAAATATGCTTTACTAAAACTACCTATGTCAGTACGTAGTTCCGCCCAAGCGCAAAAAAACCCGCACGAGGCGGGCAAAGGGCACTGCGAAGTGTTGGGTTCAGAATGGCGCGGTCGATCTCACGACCTGCACGGGCCCGAGGCCTGAGTAAATGAGTTCGCCGGATCTCTTGGCGCGCACCTCCCACCAGTCCGGGCTGACCTCTTCCAGCGCATAGGCATCCGGCGCCAGGGGCAGGGCGCGTTCTTCGGGAAAGCCGAACCAGGCGGGCAGGCGCAAAAGGGTGGGGTGGTGAGCAGCGTGGTTCATTGGTTGTCCAGCGGTGCAAATGGGTCTTCGTCGTTGTGGTCGCCCTCCGGCCCGAACCCGGTGGCGCTGATGACGCGCACGCGCGCCAGCAAGGGCAGGGCGTCTGCTGGGTTCAGTGCACAGAGCCAGGACTGGTTCACACGCCTGGTGCTGGCCTTCGTGTTGGTGCGCCCGACACGCTCGTGGCCGGTGAAGTGCATCACGCCGTCCACGCGGGCCAGCCGGGCATAGTGCAGCGGCAGGATCAGGTCTTGACCCCCACGCCGGTCAAGAAGGTGGGCTTCCATCCTTGGGCCATAGCTATCAATTGGAGAGCGCTTGAACTCCAGCCAGCCGTGCGCGGGCACCTGCTGGCTGAGGTCGGGACCTGCCAGGCGGTGGCCGTTGGAGCGCATGCGGAAGATATGGCAAAACACTGTTTAAATTTACAGTATATTGAGTGCCAACGGAATAGGTAGGATGACCCAATGTGCAACCGCTACGAGGCCCCGCCGCGCTCCCAGATTGAGCTGGAATGGGCCGCGCGCCAGTTGGTGGAGCAGGACTGGGACAAGGTGCTGCACCCCCGAAAGCGAGGCGCCTTCATCCGCCGCTCGCGGGACGATGCCGGGTACAGCCGCGAGCTGGTGGCCGGGCAGTGGGGCCTGATCCCATGGTTCGCCAAGGAGCCCAAGCTGGCGTACCAGACGAACAATGCCCGCAGCGAGGAGCTGGCGGCCAAGGCCAGCTTCAAGATGCCTTGGGCGCGCGGGCAGCGCTGCATCATCCCGGCCGACTCGTTCGATGAGCCGTACTGGGGCCCCTACGACGCCCAGTTCAAGAAATGCGAGTGGTGGCGCTTTCGCCGCGCCGATGGTCGCCCCTGGGGCCTGGCCGGGCTGTGGAACACCTGGACCGACAAGGCGACAGGTGAGGTGCACGAGAGCTACACGATGCTGACCATCAACGCGGATGGTCACCCGCTGATGGGGCGCATGCACAAGAACGAACTCGACCCCAAGATCAAGAAGCCGTTGCCGCTGGAGCAGCAGGACAAGCGCAGTGTGATCCCCATCGAGATGGCGGACGTGGACACCTGGCTGGTTGGCACCCAGCAGGAAGCCCAGGCGCTGTTGCGGCTGGCGCCAGTGGAAGTTTTTGACGCACGCGCCGTCGGCGCACAGGAGTGACCATGACCCAAGACGAGCAGATCAAAGCACTGCAGGATGAAGTGCAAACCCTCAAGGACCAGGTGTTCGTGCTGACGGACAAGGCGAATCAGGCCCTGATCTATGCCGAGTCGCTGTCAGCATTGACCTTGGCGCTTGCGTCGCAGTCCAAGGACAGGAAGGATCTTCTGGGCAAGTACCTGCATATGTGCAGCCAGGTTGACGGCAGCCCCATGGACAAGAAGCGCACGGAGTTCGAGCACCAGGTGAAGGACATGATCCGGCGGAACACTATTGCGCACCTGGAGATGAAGTACTGAACTCGGTTGACCGGGCCCATCAGGGGTAACGCTCGAGTCGGGCGAGTGCGCATGAAAAAGCCACCCGGAGGTGGCTATTCTTCTTGCATCGGTTGCTGCTTCTGACTGTCTTTGTGGGCCTTGTACCCATACCCACCAAAAGCCCCGACGATGGCGGAAACTAAGATTTTCCCGAACTCAAAGACCAGGTCGCCATGACCAAGATGCATTGCGTATGCGAGAAAAATAAGCAGCACCACGAAACCAGCACCGATCGCGCACATTCGGTGCAGCTGAATTTTGGTGATGTGGGTGCGCTCATTACCCCTGTCAGTGATCTGCGCCTCCAGCATTGAGTGCGCAAACGTCGCCTGGGCCTTCAACTCTTGCTGCCGAATTTCCAGTTCCCTAGCCTTGAGCTCTTGCTCTTTGGCCTGGGTGGCCAGCATCTTGTTGACGGTCTCCTCCGAAATCGGAGGCCGTTTCGCTGGCGGCTGGTTCATCTTGCCACGGGCTTAAATGGCGCAAGCGCCTTGTAACGTGGGCGCGTGTACTCCACGGAGATCTGCCCAAAGCTTCGAGAGCCAAGCACTGGCAACTTGATAGAGGTGCGGCGGATCAAGTCGGGGTTGGTGGCAACAAGTTCAATAAACTCTTTGGGGGACAACGTCTCCCTATCCACCGGGAAGACGTCGATATCAGAGATTTTTGTCATGATTCGACTCCGTTAGGCAAAGCCTCTAAATATAACATGTGGTTTGACCCATGTTTTTCAAACACGTCTTCTGGACGTGTTGGAACAGCATAGCACTAACGCGTTGCGGGCGCTTGTAAGGATTGCTATTCTTTTTGAATGGTTTTCCCGTGCTTGGAGCGCCACTCAAGTCCCCAGCTTCAAGCTGGCGAGTAATGCAAACTACTCGTCCGCCAGAATTGCGTAGCTCTATGAGCTTTCCTGCACTCTCTCACATCGATGAGCGTCTTGAACCGGTGGTTTTAAGTTCGTCGCGCTTCTTCTCGCAACAAGCTCGCGCGCCGTCTGGCCTCGTGCTCGGTGGCCGTCATTGCGAACTCAGATGGCTGGCCGTTCGCAAGTCGCTTTCTCAACTTGGCCTCGCTCACAAGGCATCGTGGGTCTTCTGCCCAATCAACAATGGACTTCACCTCTCCCCACGCCTCTAACGTCGCTAGTCCGCGAAGGCGATTTCTCGCCTGCTGCTTGGGTGTTGCCCAGCGGCAGTTGTCAGGCTCGTAGCCTTTCAGCCCATCCTTGCGATCAATTGTCAGGTGAGGCTCATACCCAGTTTCAAGCGCCCAAATCCGGAAGTTCGCAAAGTCCTGCCATTCTGGACATACCGTGATACCAGCGCCTCCATAGCGCGGCCATGCTTCATGGCTCTGATCTTCACAGCGCCACTTCATAGCTCTCCATAGTGTGTAGAGACGCGACCTCGTGTTTGTCTCGGGCGTGTATTGGCTACGATTTCGGCTACCCTGCTTGATAGCCTCCAAAAACGCCTTTGTTCGGTGCTGACCGCAAGATTTGGCCTGGCCACCACGCAGGTCTTCTCCGCGAGCAACGCGAGTTTTTCCGCAGTCGCAAACGCACAGCCAAGCCGGGCGCCCATCGAGCTTTTCAGGGGCCTTTTCCAGCACGGTTAGCTCGCCAAATCGCAGGCCAGATAGATCAATGAATTTCCCCATAAAGGGAATGTATCACTTGCCACCCCTGACACGTCTGCATTCTCGAACATCGAGGAAGGTCTTGAGGCGATGGTCTTCTTTGCGAATCCATTGCAAATTGGACGGGTGGTCAGGGCCGCCGCTGCAAAGGCTTTGAACATGGTCAATTTCCCACCCAGGGCAGGCCCCGCGTGTGCGGCCGGTGGCGGGGCAGGGGTTCTCAGCACGGAAGGCGCGCACCTGGGAGCGGTCGCGTTCTGTGCGGGCATCAACTGGTGTGGCTGTCAGCAGAGCGATGGTCAGGCAGAGGAAGGCTGCACCTGTCACAAAGCTCCCCGATAGCTGATCGATGTTGGGTCAACCCCGATGTCCATTCGCGCAGCATTTATCCAAGACAACGCTAAATTTCTGGCCTTAAACCAGTCCTGTTCCTCTGCTCCAGACCGCACTCGGATGAAGTATTCGACCATCTCGTCATAGGCATCCATAACTGCTTGTGGTGCAACCATCGCCATATGACCGTAGGCTCTGATACGCGTTGCATCAAATTCTGCGAACGCCTGTTCAAACGGACGGGCGCCCGGAAGTCCGCCAGCAAGTGCGCTTATGTCAGCCAGCAGCTTCGCGGCACCGTCGATAGCAAAACGATAGCAGGTCAGCTTGTCCGCGTGCGCTTTTAACGTCTTTTCCTTGAGCGTAGCCAGTTCAACCTGAAGGCGGGCTAGCTGCGCATCGACTTCATGACGAAGTTCGGCTTCGAGGGCCTTGAGCCTTTGCTGGTGGTCGCTGTTTTCGCGTTGGAGTATTCGATCCGACCAGAGCTTGCCGATCCAGGCACTGAGGGCTGTGACGATTGCGGCCGCGCCGCCGAGTTGAGTAAAGAACTCCCATAACGCCGGCATCCTTCTCTCCTTGTTCTATCTGCGCCTGGGCGGCGGTTACAGCTTCCGCCCATTCCAGCACCAAACCACTCGACCCAGTATGTCGATGCGGTGATCCCCATTGAGAACATCCACCGTCTTCACCGTGGCGTTGTCGCTGCTGATCTCCACTACTCCATCCATGCGCTGGCGCACGCGCTTGATGTACACGCGGTCGTTGGCGGCCATGACGTAGACGCCGTCAATGGTTTTGGGATCTCTGATGCCCGTGTCCACCAGCAGGATGTCGCCATCCTCGAACGTCGGGCTCATGCTGTCGCCATAAGCGTGGATGAAGCGTAGGGCGTTGAGGTTGGTGGGCTGCAAGCGCCTGGCCACCCACTGCTCAGATAGGGCGATCTGCCCCACAAGGATGTCGTCGTGCTGGATCTCCGTGCCCGGGCCCATGCTGCCTGCATTGGCAAGCAGGGGGACGTGGACTACGGGCTGGCCTGGTTGGGGCGCTGGTGCGAGGTTCTGCACTGACACCGCCTCCCCATGCCCGGTTGCGAGCCATAGGCCTGAGCAACCCAGCGCCATAACGGCTTTTTCATGGTTTTCCGCCGTGAGGGCCTTTGTTTTGCCTGTGATGACCTGGCCGACCGCCTGTACCGAAATATCAATCTGATCCGCTAGCCATTGGCGGGCGTTCTTGTCGTTCGGACGCTTCACCGCCAGCGCTGCATCCAGTCGTTCGCCATATGTGGTCATGAAAGCAGTCTTTCACAACGCACGCACTTGGGCAAAAAGAATGATTGATTCATGAAATAAAGAATGCTTTAATTCAGCCCATGCTGAAATCACAAGCCATAGAACTTCTTGGCGGCACTGCGACAAGTGCTGCGGCTGCTATCGGAGTCACGTCTCAGGCCATTTCGGGGTGGCCTGATCAGCTCACGCCTGCCTTGCGCGACCGAGTTCAGGCGGCCTTGTATCGGAAGAACATGCAGCGCGCGAAGCCCGTCCGCAAGGCCAAGCCCACCACCCAGGAGGTGAGCCATGGGTGAAACCGCGCGTCGTTTCTCGACGAGCTCGCGACTCAATGACCAGCGGCAGGTTGTTCGGGGGGCGGAGCTGATTCGAGTGTACGGATCAAATCTTCCCGGATTTTCTGAGTCAACTGGAAGCCCAGCCATCCATACGCCGGGTGCCACAAACCAAGCGTCAGGCCCTGCGGAAAAGCCTCGGCCAAGAACCAGCCTGGATCTGACACAACGCTCAGGCCGTCCATGCCTTGCGGCATTTCTTTGCTTCTTGGTGGCTGCAGTTGCCCTCGGATCTCGACGAGCGCCTGTATCAACTGATCGACGCGAACGCCATTTGCCGCTTCGTCCGGATCGATGAGTAGGTCTGTTCCTCCCTCCTCGTTCTCGACCATGCGCACGTTCATCAGCTCTTTCATTTTGTCCGCCCCTTCCGGTGATGGTTGTGTAAGCGACTCCCATCGTAGCCGGGAGAGGTTGGGCGCCTATCGCGATGACTTGTTTGCTTTGCATGGCAGCAAGTCTCCTTTTTTTGCCAATTTTTGAGACGGCAACAGACCGCAACGCGACATGTCATCTATTGCGCCCTCCCAACTCACGCTCAGTTTCGAGCCCTCATTGCCGGAGCGTTTCCCGACGCTGCGGGCCTATGTGGCACACCGCACGCCCCTGCTGGCCAAGTCTGCCAAGGTGATCGCGGCCGACATGGACATGAGTCCTTCCACTCTGAGCCGCAAGTTGAATCCCTCCGAAGGCGACACCCAGCGTTTCAACCTGGACGACCTGGAGGCCTTTCTTGAATCGACCGGCGACGCGCCTGCGGTGATCGAGTATCTGGCGGCGAAGTACATGGACAGCCCGGATGCCCGCAAGGCCCGCGCACTGAACAAGGTGGAGCGTTTGGCCGAAGAACTGTCCGCAGCAATGGCGCTGCTCAAGGGGGCCGTATGACTGTGCTCAACGCCTTCCAATCGGTCCGCCCCCGTGGCCCCGACCTGGACATCCCTGCCAAGCCACCGAAAAGCAAGGCATCCCAGTCTTCCGAAACCAATTCCTTCGGAACGTTGAAAGCGCTGGACCGCTTGGGCCGGCCTACGGTAACCACCCAGCCGCGCACCCAGGGCGGTATCTCGCTCAACACCCGCCGTCCAAGCGCAGCCACCCTGGCGAAGCAGGCGCGCGCGGGCAGCAAGGCGTGGACGAAGTAGGCGCATGAGCTATGAAGCCGTGAGCTGGGCTATGGCGCAGCAGGTTGGCAAGTCATCAACGAAGTTCGTTCTGGTGGCCATGGCCGAGTGCGTCAACGGCAAAGACACCGACATGCTGTGCTTTCCGTCTGTTCAGGCGCTCAGCAGCATGACCGAACAGGACCGCAAGACGGTCATGGAAAACCTGCAGCGGTTGCGCGAAATGGGGTTCATTGAGGACACCGGAGCGCGCCGTGGGACAACCGGCCAGATACCTGTCTATCGCTTGAAGAGTCCCGAAATTGGCACTGTTAAGCCAGCTCAGATTCAGCCATCTGCCGCGCATAACAGTCCCGAAATTCCCGCTCAAAACAGTACCAAAAACGGCACCGGTCCCGAAAACGGAACAGTCCCGTTTTTCCCTCCTAACAGTACCGAAATTCCCACGGAACAGTCCCGTTTTTCCCTGGAAACAGTACCAAAAACGGGACACGGAACCAGGAAGGAACAAGGAAAGGAACCAGGAAGGAATAAGGAACAGAGCGCGTGCGCGTCCATCCCTGGAGTTCCTGCCCAACTGTTCTCGGACTACATGGCCGTGCGGAAGGCGAAGAAGGCCGGGCCGCTGACGACAACCGCCGTTAACGGGTTGATCCGTGAGGCGGAGAAGGCGGGCAAGACGCTGGAAGAGGCCGTGACGATCTGCTGCGAGCGGGGTTGGCAATCGCTGAAGGCTGAGTGGCTGATCGACCGGTCGGCCGCAGGCAGGGCGCCCCAAACACACACCAAGCCGAACCGCCACAGCGGCTTCGATCTTCTCGACTACACAACCGGAGTGAACCAGGATGGAAGCTTTGTCTGAAACGATCAATGCGCGCAGCATTGATTTCAACCGCGTGATGGGCAGATCCATGGCGGCCATTGGCAGGATGCAGTTCTCCTGCCCCCGCCACGGCGAGTACATGGCTACGGGCACCCGGCTTTCCAGCCGCGACATCTGGACATCGTGCCCTGGCTGCAAGCTGGACTGGGAACGCCAGGAAGCGGCAGAGAAGGCGGCCCTGACTGCTCGCTTGGAAGCCCAGGCAAAGTCCGCACGCCTGCAGCAGGCCGCAATCCCGCAGCGCTTCATCGATCGCACGCTGGAAACGTTCAAGGCCATCACCCCCGAGCAGCAGCGCGCTTTCGGAATCGCAACGGAGTTCGCCTCCAACTTCGAGCACCACTACAAAAAGGGCTCTTGGCTGGTGTTCTCCGGCTTGCCCGGCACTGGCAAGAGCCATTTGGCAGCGGGCATCCTGCAGGCCATCATGCCCGCCTACGTGGGCCGGTATTTCACCTGCATGGAGGTGATCCAGCACATCCGATCGACGTGGCGAAAGGACTCCGAGGCCAGCGAAATCGATCTGCTGGCCGAGTTCGGCCAAGTGCCATTGCTGGTCATTGATGAGATCGGCATGCAGTACGGAACGGAGAGCGAGCAGAACCACCTGTTTGACGTTCTGGACCGCCGCTACCGCGACATGATGCCGTCCATCCTGCTGACCAACCAGAACAAGGATGGCTTCCGGCAGTACGTGGGCGACCGCATCTATGACCGCATGACCGAGTGCGCGCGCTGGGTGCCCTTTCCATGGGAGAGCTATCGGCCGACCGCCCGCAAGGAGATCGCCGAGTGACCCTCCGCGAAAACCTGACACCAGAGCAGACCTGGGCGCACGCCGTACTGGATGACGTGCGCGACGGGTTTGCCCACTCGCACCAAGACGTCCGCGCCGCGCTGCGCGTGCTCGGGGACATGGCATGACCCAGAAGCTCCACTGCGCCCGCTGCGGTCGCACCACCCTGTTCCCCGCCGTGGTCATTGGTGCCCAGCCTTTCGGCCGCGTGTGCGCGCGCAAGGCCGGGCTGGTCAAGTCCAAGCGCCGGGGCCGGGCGTCTGAGGCATGCCGGGATACCCGCACCCTGGATCTGTTTGGAGGTGCCGCATGAAGTTGCAAGCGCTCGCCAACGGCGCTCGCTTCGTACTGCTGCGCACTGGCCAGCGGTTCGAGGTGCTGGGCCGCCGCAATGGATACCAGATGAACGTGAAGCGGGTGGACGGCACCGAAGGGCGGCTGCACCAATCCTGTTTCGTGAAGCCGATCGTGAAGGCCGGAGGTGCCCATGCATGACCTGTCAAACCTGTACCCACTGGTCCCCCAAGCAAGCCAAGGACATGGCAAAGCACCGCATGTGCCCGTGCGCCCTGGGCAAACCGTGGATTTTCTTTGGACCCGAGCACCTGTGCCCAAAGCACAAGGAGGCGGAGCCGGATGTGGTGGCCGCGCGCGTGGCCTGGGTGGGGAAGTTGTCGGCCTCACGGCCAAGGAGTGGTTGAAATGAATTGCAAACCTGGGGATTTGGCGGTAACTCACAGCATGCCCATGGACAACGGCATCGTCGTTGAGGTAATTCGCGCGGTGGACAACTCCGGTGGGTGGGAATACCTCGGTCCATGCTGGCGGGTGAAGTCGTTGGGCTCGCGTTTCCATCTGACACCGACAAGGCTGTCTGAGATTGCCGACCTACCGGACGCAAACCTTCGCCCTATCCGCGACCCCGGCGAAGACGCCCAAGACGAAACCCTGTCCTGGCTGTCCGTGCCCACCCGCGAAGGAGTGGCGGCATGACCACGCTGCAGCTCACTCTGCCATGGCCGCCCACGGCCCTGAGCCCAAACACCCGCCAGCACTGGTCCGCACTCTCGCGCGCCAAGAAAGCCTACCGCCACGCCTGCGCCATCACCGCCCGCCAGCAGGGCGCTGGCCGCTCCGAGGTCAAGAAGCTGCACGTCTCCCTGGTGTTCGTGCCTCCGACCCGCAGGGCCTACGACCTGGACAACCTGCTGGCCCGCATGAAGTCCGGCCTGGATGGTCTGGCCGACGTGCTGGGGGTTGATGACCGCCATTGGAAGTTGGAGATCGACCGGTCGGACGAGATCGGTGGATTCGTTCGGGTGGAAGTCACGCCGTGAAAGCCATGCTCATCAAGTCCCCCAAAGGCCTTGTCGGCAGCACGCCGGCCGATCAGGACGCATGGGCCAAGTTCAAGCGCCGCCTGGAAACCATGAAGCCCGGCACATGGCTGCGGATGGAGTGGAGCCGGCCGCGCAACGGCGCCCACCACCGCAAGATGTTCGCGCTGCTGCAGCTGGTGGCCGAGAACAGCGAAACCTACAACACGCCTGAAAAGGCGCTGGTGGCCGTGAAGCTGGCGGCAGGCTACTTCGACCCGGTGCCCGACCCGCGCACGGGAGAAATCGTGCCGGTGCTGCACAGCGTCAGCTACGACGCCATGGACCAGGACGCTTTCGAGGCGTTCTACAGCGCCGCCCTGGACGGAGTGCTGCAGGTCATCCTGCCGACCATGCCGCGCGAGATGGCCGACCACCTGATGGAGATGATCGTGGAGGGATGGGCATGAAGCACGACCAACTGCAGGAAGACTTGGCCGCGCACTTGCGCGCAGGCACAGACCGCATGGTGTGGACCAACACGCAACTGGGCCCATCGGGTAGCCCACGGCCTGACGTTTTCACGGTCAACAAGAGCTTTTCCCGGTTTCGCACCGATTGCTATGAGATCAAGGTCAGCGTGCCCGACCTTCGCAGCGACGTGACGAGCGGTAAATGGCAGAGCTACCGCAAGTATGGGCACGCCGTGTGGTTTGCCTTCCCGCGTGGCATGGCTCCGCTTGAGCTGATCCCCAGGGAGTGCGGTGTCATCCTGCGCGGCGAAAGTTGTTGGCGTGCTGCGCGCAAGCCTGTTGCCCAGGTGCTGGATACCCTGCCGCGCGATACCTGGCTCAAACTGTTGATGGAGCTCCATCCCGATGCGCTCCAGCGAGGCAATCCCGCACCGCGTTCGGCGGATGAATACCGTGCCGCTGAGATCGTGCGCAAGCGGTTTGGCGACAAGCTGGCGGATCTTTTCGGCGACACCGAGAGCATGGAGCGCCGACTGCGCTACCGCCAGGAGAGCCTAAAGGACGATATCGCCCGGATAGACAAGGAAATAGCTGACCGGCGCGCCATGGCTGACGAGTCAACGAAGCGGGCTCAGATCCGCCTGGATGGCAGCATGCGGGAGTTGGGGGAGTTGCTAGGCCTGCCAGCTGGTGAAGTCACTGCCGAAACGCTGGCTGCGGCGGTCTCGCAGTTCCGCAGGAGGCTAGACGAAAACTCCATCGCTTGGACCATTAAGCAGCTTCAGGTTCTGCAAGGTGTTCTGCCTGCGTCCGCAAACCAGAGGTGGGTTGCATGAACCGTAGCACCCCTCTCAAGCGCACCGGCTTCCGCCCCCGCGCTCCCCGCCGCGAGCAGCGCGACCCAGACCGCGTGCGTGCCATGCCCACCGTCAACCCCGGGGCCTTCCGCGCGCCACAGCCGGTGGTGGCCGCGCCCGCCGCTGCGCCGAAGTCGGCCGCCCAGCGAAACGCCCACCTCCGCGACATGGCCCGAGGCATGCCCTGCTTGCTGCGCGTGCCCGGCATCTGCACCCAGGACCGCGCCACAGTGGTGTGCTGCCACAGCAACCTGAGCATCCACGGCAAGGCCGGAGCCCGCAAGGCGGACGACCACTACAGCGTGTGGGGCTGCGCTGCGTGCCATTCCTGGCTGGACCAGGGCCCAGCGCCGCGCGCGCAGAAGGCTTCCGCATTCATGGCCGCCCATCTGGCCCAGGTGCTGGAGTGGCGCGCCATCGCCTTCGACGGGAGCAGCGCCCCGCGCGACCGGGCTGCGGCTCTCTGGGCGCTCGGGCTTCTGAATTCACAGCCAAATCCGGGATTTATGCCCGTCGAAAATGGATTTAAAGCTATCAAATCAGGAGCGGACGCATGACCTACCAGCCGCCACCCTGCCCAACCTGCGGCGCATGGACCGAAGTCCTGGAAACCCGCCGCCGCCAGACCGGGGCCGTTGCCAGGCGCGTCGAGTGCGCAAACCTGCACCGTTTCACGGTCTACGAAGGGCTGCCAGACCAGGCTGAGCAGCAACCAGTGGCAAAGCCTGTTGAAGCGGCGCCCGTTGAAACCACCGTGGCCCGGGCGATCCGCCTGCGGCCAGCTCTGCACACGATTTGGAGCAATCGCGTCGCATGAAAGAAACCAGGGAGGACTCTATGACCGCTGAACAGACAACCACTCCACCGCAGGACCGCATCGAGCGCCTGGCCGACCGTGTCCTGGCCGTAGGCAAGGCGGTGGCTGCCCAGGGAGACGGCCGCACCTTCACGGTGGACGCCATCTACGACGAGATGAGCGATATCAGCCGCCAGCGCCTGAGCGATGCCCTGAAGACGCTCAAGGACGCCCGCCGCATCCATGCCATCGGGCGATCCAAGGGCATCTACGAGCTGGAGGAGGCGTTCCCTGCGAAGCGGAGGATTTCGCTCACCACGATGACCGATGGCTGGCGGCTGCTTGAGGTCGGAGAGGAGTTCTCTATCGCTGTGACACCTGCAGAGGGCGCGGAAATCGGCGGCTATTTGGCGGGAGACGCAGTCCGGCATTCCATGTCCGAGAAGATCAAGGCCATCGAAAGCGCGCTTGCCGAGTCGCGGCACGAGATCACGAACCTCAAGCAGACGCTGCGGGACGTGCGCAAGGCTGCGACCGCCCAGGCGGCATTGCCACTTTAGGGCGGTGCGGTGGAGAATGCTCCATGAAGACAGAACTCTGCCCCAAGTGCTCCAGCCCCCTGGCTCCGGGCCAGGCATTGGAATCCACCATGGCCCCGGCATCCCATCCTGATCACCTGACGGATGGCGCAGGGCGCGGGACCACCCTGCGCCCGAACGGCACGGCCCGCATGGTGCCCGTGCTCAAGTGCACTGGATGTGGCTACAGCCGAGGTGTCGGCCGCAACGGGCGCGAAACAGGCGGCCCCGTATAGGGTTCGACCACATCCTCCATCCCCGGAAAACTCCGGGGCATGGAGAAAGCCCTCGCGCCCAAGAAGGCGCCAAAAAATGCAACAAGGCCTGCCGCCACCACAAAGGCTGCAGGTGTTGCCGCGTCTGGGAAGCGCCGAGCTGACTGGGAAGCCGTTGAACGGGACTATCGGACGGGAAGATTCACCCTGCGCGAGCTGGAAACGCAACACGGTGTTTCCTACGCGCAGATCAGCCGCAAAGCCAAGGAACTCGGGTGGTCCAAGGATCTCCGGGAGGTCATCAAGCAGGCCACCGACGCAGCCGTGTTGCGCGAAACCGTAACGCAGGCGCAAAAAGACACAACAGAGACGGTTCTTGTTGCGGCCGAGATCAATAAGCAGGTGATCCTGGCGCATCGCTCGGGACTGCGCGCGATCACTGAGGTCAAGCATGCCCTGCTGAACCACATCGCGAAGGCTGCAGAACTTCTGCCAGACCTGGATGAAGTTATCGAGATGGTGCGATCCCCGGATGACAACGGGATGGATCGCGCCAACGATGCACTGCGCAAGGCCATGAGCCGCTCTGCCCTGGTGGACGACTTGAAGAAGCTGGCTGATGTGGACGAGAAGGTTCGCAAGGGCGAGCGTGAAGCCTTTGGCCTAGATACCTCAGACGGTGATCCCGATGCCCCAGGCGCTCCCACAAAGCACATGACCGATGCGGAGCGGGCGATTCGCCTTGCCCGTCTTCTGTCCACGAACCCGACTGCGGCGGCGATGCTCATTGATGGTGCGAAGGG